CGGTCAGACCAAAAAAACGTCTCCCAAAACACGAACGCCGCAGCCAAAGTAGAGAACCCAATCTGTCGTGCCTTCAACACGATTGTGTAACGATGCTCCATCCAATTCCGCGCAGTCTCAACCTGCGCATCACGCAACACAAACTTGATACGCCCACGCTCAGGGTGACGAATGTACCAGTACTCCGAACAGAAGTACTCGAACGCTTCCAGCAGTTCGTCGGTCCCGCCATCGGCGGGTCCGCGACACTTGCGCCACTCCCTTTCGTTGAGGAGGTCCCCCAACTCCATTTAGCGTCCTTTCGGCTTGCTCCTACCGAACGCTTTATCGTTCGGGTTCGCCCAACGCAACACAGGAGGAAGCACAGCGATGACAGCCGCCTTTGCGATGTCTTCGGGATTGAAGTTGCCGGTCGCAACAACTGCACCGATTGCTGCGAGTACGCTACGAGCGTACGACTGCAAAGCAGCCTGCTGCTTCTTATTTAGTTTCATTCAGCAGCCTCAACAACAGGGGATGCGAAGACCGAACCGTCCCACGTGTCTCCGATGCCTGCGTATTTGCCGCGTGACGCACCTTCGACAGGGTTGTTGTTGTATGAGGTTTGTACCCATTCGCCTGCGAGTCCGATGCTGGCGATGAATGCTTTGCCTGCGGCTTCGGTTGGTGCGTCGTCGTTGGAGACGACGATGACTTCTCGTACGATGCCGTTTTCTACTTTTGCGAAGTGTGCCATTGTGATACCTGCTTTCTATGCGAGCGTGAGACTGCCTGTTGAGTCCCAAGCGTAATAAGTGTATGAACCATCGGTTCCTGTGGTCGGTGAACCCGTGCTGGTGATAGTGAATCCTGCGGCTGTTGCGTCAGCAGTCAGCCAACGGACTACGACACGACCTGAACCACCAGCGCCACCAGTACCCGCAGTAACTCCGCTACCATTACCGCCTGCGCCACCACCGCCGCCACCACGATTGGCTGTGGCAGCGGTTCCATTGCCTGCGGTATTGCCACCGTTACCAGCGTTCGTGCCACCACTACCACCAGTTCCACTGCTCCCAGCACCACCACCACCGCCACCACCCGAATACGAAATAGTTGAACCTGTGTAGTTATTTGTAGATGCCGCACCGCCAGCACCACCTGTTGCGGTTGAACTACCACTACCGTTGCCACCAGCACCGCCAGCACCACCACCGCCACCGCCAGCAGACCAGTCAATCTGCCCAGGACCTGGGTCGTAGTAAGTTCCCGTGCCACCGTTGTTGCCCTCTCCAGAAACCCCCAAACCTGCTGCGCCACCAACACTGGTAGCAGCGCCGCCGCCACCAGAAGCACCATTTATTCCTACTGCGCCACCACCATTGCCGCCACCATTAGCCGATTTGATGAATGACGAAGGACTGCCACTTCTTGCTTTGGCATCTGAAACACTGCCACCACCCCCAACTTTCACAGTGTATGTGCCTTTTCCAATGATGTTTGTCCCAGTTACAAATCCACCAGCACCGCCACCGCTAACACCAGAAGTTCCGCCACCGCCACCAACAACAAGATAATCAACACTTAGCACCTGCTGATTCGGCAAATACGAAGTTGTTTGCGATGACACATAACCGAGATACGAACGAGTCATGCCAAAGTCAAACTCCCCGTGGAATCCCACGCATAGTAAGTGTAAGAACCATCAGTACCCGTAGTCGGAGAACCCGTAGAAGTAATCGTGAAGTTTGCGCCGTCTGCGGTGAGCCATCGGACTACGACACGACCCGAACCGCCGTTACCGCCGTTGGCATTCCCGCCCGAACCGCCGCCACCACCGCCACGATTAGCAGTTCCGTTGCCACCAGCAGCATTTGATGCGCCCCCACTGCCAGCGTTGGTTGCGCCAGTGCCAACGTGACCGCCACCACCGCCGCCAGAATACGAGATAGATGAACCTGTGTAGTTGTTCGTTGATGCTGACCCACCAGTTCCCCCAGAAGAAACACCGCCAGCACCGCCAGCCGCACCTGCCCCGCCGCCGCCACCGCCAGTGAGGTTGGCATAATCGCCAGTACCGCCAGCATTACCTTCGCCGCTAATGCCGTCACCACCAGTGCTTACACCGCCACCACCCGATGCGCCGTTGATGCCAATAACACCAGCACTAGCGTGACCAAAAGTTCCACCGCCACCACCGTTGGCGGAACGAATAAATGATGATGCGGAACCGCTACGACCTGCGTTCTGATTAGTCGTTGCTCCGTTACCACCAGCACCAACCGTCACGGTGTAAGTCGTCTTACCAATGATTCCTGAACCTGTGACGAAACCACCTGCACCGCCACCACCGCCACCAGCGTTTGTAGACCAACGACCACCGCCGCCGCCACCACCGACCAACAAGAAATCAACACTCAAAGTCGCCGCACTACTCAACAACTGCGTCGTCAGCGACGACACATACCCAAGTTGCCGACGAGCCGTAGCCATCAGTTACGCCGTAATCTGATTGACGAACCCGTGAATCGTAATCACATTCGCCGTCGCAGCAAACGCACGAACAACCAACGCAGTCGCATTCCCCTTGATAAGAAGACCAGGAGCCACCGTCACAAGGCCAGCCTCAGGCTGAACCGTCAACTCGATATGGTCATCAGGCGAAGCAGTGCCACCCCACTCAATCGTCAACTTCACTGCCGACGACGATGTGTTGACTGCGTACAGCCACACCTCATCCAAAGTCGTAGCAGTCGTGCTACCCGTGTGAACCGTTGTCCCCGCAGTCGCGGTCGCAGCCACCTTGATGGCTTTACCATCAGTCGAGCCGCTCAGAATCTTTTTCGTGAACGTAGCCATGTCTACTCCTAGTCCCTGACGCTACCTAGTTGAAAACCGTATTCGCCAGAATGTTTTGGTCATCATCCCACACCGGTGTCGTATTCACCGTAGCCCACGAAGCAGTAGTGCCATTGGTAGTCAAGTATTTGCCTGAATTACTGGTCTGTGAAGGAAGGGCATCAACAGTAGCCCACTTCACTCCAGCCGTTTGAGCCGAATCCGCCATCAACACCTGATTGTTCGACCCCACCGCAACACGCACAGCCGTGTCCGCCGCCGAGCCGACAATAAGGTCTCCCTTGGCATCAATCAAACTTTCGTCAATCGGAGTACCCAACGCACTCGTAAACGTGCCACTACCCACAACAAACTCTGCCACATCAGACAAAGAAATCTTCTTTGTTGTAGTAGCACTCGTATCAACGACAGGCAACACATCTGCAGCGGCAGCATCAACCGCAGTGAGGGCCGTGAGTTGAGAAACTTTCTTGTCAGCCATTACCAGCCTCCAGCAAAATAAACCCTCCATCTTCTAGGAGCAAATCACTACCATCCTCAGCCTCCAAGTTGTACACAACAAAGTCATGGTCGGACCAAAACTTGTTCGACCTATCACCCCACGTCAACGGCACAGGCACACCCTCAGACGACTTCGCCAACTCCGTACCATAAAACTCGTACTGCAACGTGCCACGATACTGCAACCCGTTATCCACCCAATACTGATACAACATGTCCCCGAGCGTTGAAAGCGTCGGATACTTCAGTTTCAACTCCACATACATCTCGTCGTTCGTCATCACACCACCTTCAACACACGGGCGTCACGCTCACGCTTCGCCATCGCCGCAATCAACTCATCCAAATCCGAATCCGACAACTCAGCCACCCGCTTCTCAGAACGCACCTCAACCGTAGGCGGAGCCATACGATTCGTCGCCTGCAAATACAACTGAGCCGACTTCACATCCCCACCAATCGCCTTCTCATACAACGTATCCAACAACATCTGCGTACGCTCAGGCGAACCCTGCACATCATCCACCTGCTTCTGCCACGTCTGCTTGAACGCCGGACGCTTCTCCCAGCGACGCAACGTAGTGATGTCCACGCCCAACTCAACCGCCATCGCCTTCTTGGTCGCTGGAACCCGCTCCTGCGGAGCAGTGCACAACCAATCCACATACCGTTGTTGAGGTGCAGTAAGCGTTACGTCTTCCATCTACTTGTTGTTCCTGTTGCTACTTGTAGCATCCCTTTGACCACTTAGGGTGGCGGGTTGACCACAAATGTAGTGAACGGGGGGGATAATAGGGGGGGTCAGGAAAACTGGCTAGACGCACCATCCACCCGTAAGGGTGGTGGTGCTAAGACGTAGACAGAGCAAAAGCAAGCAGAAAGGGGAGTTATGCCCAATCAGAAGAAGGTGGCTAAGGTGATGCGGGAGTTCAAGAAAGGGACCTTGCACTCTGGGAAAAAAGGTCCTGTTGTGAAGTCCAAGAAGCAGGCTGTCGCGATTGCAATGAGCGAAGCCGGCATGGCAAAGAAAAAGAAGCGTCGTGGCTAAAGCATTCTGGAACACCCCCAACCCGAAGAAAAAGTCCGCTAAGTTGACGCCAGCCCAGAAGGCTGCCGCCAAGAAACGTGCAGCCAAGGCTGGACGCCCATATCCGAACCTCGTAGACAACGCTGCCGTGTCACGGAGCCGACGTGCCTAAGACACCTGCGTGGCAACGCAAAGAAGGTAAAAACCCTGCCGGCGGTCTGAACGCCAAAGGACGAGCATCAGCCCGTGCACAAGGCATGAATCTCAAACCACCCGTGTCCGCCAAAGCAGCAGCCAAATCCCCCAAAAAAGCCGCCCGACGCAAATCATTTTGCGCACGCATGGGCGGAATGCCCGGACCGATGAAAGACAAGAAAGGCAGACCAACCCGCAAAGCCCTCGCGCTACGCAAATGGGACTGCTAAACTTGTGACCAGCGTCACATAACCCTATCTTTCACAACGCTCCCGCCACAAACAGGCGCCATCCATTTGAACTGGGCGTGCGTAGGGGGCCGTATGCCCCACCCTAGGCGTCTGTCTGCGCACACACACACCGAAACACA